AATTTACTGTAACCACGTTGGAAATTTGATTACCATCTCCATCTTTGGTGAAACTCATAATATATTTACGCAATGCCACTTTCCATTCCTAACTCAATCATTATGTCACGTTGTAGCATCAGTAATTAATCGTCAACTTATGAATCAAATTTCGAACAATCTAAACTTGTAAAAAATTTAATACCAGAAAACTATTGTATATACTTTTGGATGTCCACCATAGTTGTTCCGCTACAATATTTTATTTATTTTTTTAAAATCATCTTTAACCTCTTCATTAAATCCTCAAAAATTCCTCCAAAAATTGCAGACACACAATAATCAAACCAAATAATAGATCTAATTGCTTACTAATCATAAGTACAATACGTTTTTAAAACATCTTTAACTAAACATTCCAATTTTCCATGTACGTTAACATTTGAAAACCTATTTAATGATATGTCTTACTCAAACATTTTTAAAATTTATTATAGTTTCATATCGGCATTTGGATGCTTTAACAACCACTCAGTGATGTGTTTAGGTTATATTGTTAATGGTTAACTTTTATAAGTTGAAATCAATTCGTCTGAATTATTTAAAAACCAGGTTTCCTTGAATTTAGCTACAGACCTATACCTATTGTAATTCTGTTTTCTATAAACCTTGTTTATCATAACTCTTTCTTACAAAATTTTAGTCATTATGAAAGACACTTATGGTATAATTTATCTTGCAAAAATTGGGTATTTTGTGAATCTTTGAGTTTATATTTTCTTCAATTTGTGCGGCACTTCTTAACTCATGTAAGTCCCTTCATGATCTAAATACACTACTAGATTATCAAATAAGTCTTTCATTTCATAAAAATTAATGACTTCTGCTGAGGCTTGTTATTTGGTTTCAAATAATTTAATGTTAATTTTAAAATTGTTTAAAAATTAAATACTCTCCAGAATTTTATCATCATCAAATAAATTTATCAAATTTTGTTCAGCTATTTGATTTACATAAACTAAGTCCAGAAAGGCATTAACTATTTGTAAATTTTCTTCAACTAATTTTTAATTATCACATATTGCAACACTACTTATGTCATGTTTTGTTAGAACTCTTGATTGCATTTTTTCTAATGTTTTCTTATTTAAATTCATATTTGTTGGTACCACATCTTAAACACCGATCTAAAATGCCAAGATATTATCTACTCCCCCTCTTTATTCATACCAACACGTTAATGACGGAATGTGAATCAAATAATTAACATTTTACTTTTGATAAATGAATAGTGTTTGTTCTGGATTAGTATGTATGTAAGTTGTGAGTTTAACCATTTCCAGTATTTTTTCATTTCTTTAAAGACTCTTTTTCATCATTAAAACATTAGTGTCATTTACATCGACTTAAAAGAAAAGACCTATAATTGTTAAGTCAACCTTACTTTCACAATTAATATCTCCAGTACCCAATAAGTTACATAACTCTTAAATTGTTACATTTAATAATGTTGCCTATTAAATTTATAAGTG